AAGGCTGAGTTCCTACTCAACTCTATCGAACAAAAGAAAAAGGTTTTAGAGGATCAGTTCCAGGTGGACTTCCCTCCACAATTAACTGAGGTCAATCGTGTGAAGTATCGACTCAAGAAGGATGGTACTGAGATGGCTACAGTTACCAAAGCAAAAGAGAAGTATGCCCTGACCAATGTTGAGGGTGATGATCTTGTTTGCTCTGACTGGATTGAGTTCAAACCTGGCTCACCAAAGGATCGTATCAAAGCACTCTGGGATGCACGATGGAATCCTGTAGACAGAACAGAGACAGCAAAGAAGTTCTTTATGCGAAAGGTTGGAGACCCTTGGGGTAAGTCAGTCGCTTCGATGGATGAGGATTTCTACAACGAAAAGAAGAAACACTTCGATACCTTTGGATTTACTGTATCAGAGGCAAACCTTGGTACACTTCCTGAGGACGCACCCACAGGAGCAAAAGCTCTGGCGCAATGGTTGACACTGGAAGGTAGACGTTCCTCACTG